TTTGTCAGGCTGACGAGTGCCTTCTTTGTAAGCATAGCGACTCATGCTTTCGATCAGATTGCGACATCTGGGATCGATCCAGATCTGATTATTCTTAAGCGCACTGTTGACTCTGATAATACTATCGTTCACGTTGGGGTTTGCTCTGTCAGTTATGAGTTTGAACCCTGCGTTATTCAGGATAATATGATCACTCATGCCTTGTGAGTTAGTATTAGTTCGCTTACCTGTGGCGTCGGGATATACTATGATCTTTCGGTTAGGGTATCTGGTTTGGATTTCCCTGACCATCTCTGATGTGTTACTGCCATATATGACTATCTCATCAAATATCATGAGTTCATCATGGTTCCTTACCGAAACCACTGCTGACATGGGGTCCAAGTTAAAGTCGAGTCCAATGCGTAAGGGCACTCTGGGATCCACAGTGCTTATGTCAGGTAACTTCTTGACGTGTCGATCAAAGTCAAACGCATAGAAGATCATGCCTGAATAGTCCACGAACTTGGCCAAATACTCTTGCTGGAAGGTGCGCTCATCCAGATCGCGTTGAGCACTTTCTATCTCTGACTCTGTGACATTGCCTCCATCCACTGTAGTAAACTGGTAACTACTCCAGTCTGAGTTCTCCTTGTATTGCTGATACAGATCATAGAACCATGATCCTCTACCCTTGGGAGTGCCAATAAACAGAGCATCACCCTGAGTGTCTGATAGCGTGGGTCTGAGCACCTGATACCAAGCATCGTCCTTGATGTCTGCTACTTCGTCCATGACAATAAAGTTGTATTTGCTACCACGAAGTGCGTCATAGTTGTCAGCTGATCTGATTCTGATCTTGCTGTTATTGATCAGAGTGATCTCAAGTTCTGACTCGTTAGCTTTGGCAATCCACTGTTTGGCATACAGTCTGGATTTAAGTTCTTCCCAGATAACATTCTTGGCCTGACGATAAGTGGGTGCTACATACAACACATGCTGATCAGGATGTCTGGCATACTTGGCTATCTCGTTGATGCTTAAGAAGGATTTACCAAATCTTCTGCCAGCACTTACTACCCTAAATCGTTTGGGGTCATCACTGATAGTCTGTTGCGGCTCACTTAACTTCATAAAGGCGACCTGCGGGAGTCACTATGACTCAGGATCCTTCTCCCAGGCATCCGACTCCGTCTTATGGTCTGTTATCCATGGTAATACTTGATTCTGATCTGCTGATATGGGTTGATCACTCTGTCCCAGTATGTTCTTGCCCAGCCAGATCATCATGGTAGTGTTGCCACCCAGTGCACTCTTGATCTGAGCCTTTCTGAGTGCTTGTTTCGTTTCTGAGCGTCCTTTTTGTATCTGATCCATAAAGTTGTATTTCAGGGTCTCCACATTGATACCCAGTATGGTAGCCATCTCACCGTATTCACACCAGAGTCTGGCCAGATTCTCGACTTCGTCTGGATCGATACATCGCTTATTATCGCCTCTGCCTATGATTAAGCCTGTTTGCTCATAGAGCACATCACCGTTGGCATCTTTTTGCTCGATAGTGCCCCATTTGGGTTGCGATCGTTTGGTGTCAGTTGTCATGATGTTGGCTCCAGATCTGAATATTTCTCACCGTCTGATTCTCTGATAGCATCCAGTCCAGTGAGTTCTTGCCATCTTTCTATGGTGACATCTATGAACTTACGCTCATACTCTATGCCCCTAAACTTTCTGTGAGTCTTTTCACATGCTATTAGGGTTGATCCTGATCCTGCGAATCCGTCGAACACGATGTCTGATCGTTTGGTGCTATTGTAGATGTGATATTGTATGAGTTTCCAGGGCTTTACAGTGGGATGTAAGCTGGCGGTCTTGAGTCCTTCTCTTTTGTATTCCTGATAGTTGGTGTCCATGCTGTTGAGTATGTCGCACAGTTGCTCATGAGTCATATCTTCATAGTTTTCTGACTGGGCGTTGGGGTGCCATCCTGTGCCATACCATACATGTTCTGCTCCTGATCGCCATCCATATAGTATGGGTTCGTAATACTTAACATAATCACTCAACCAGTTACTTGCGTTATTCTTTCTCCAGATCAGTGTGTCTGATATATGATAACCTGCGTTCTCCAGTATGGTCTGAAACATATTGTTGAATCTGATGTCATGACACCAGTAGATAGCACCGCCTGATCTATGATATGGCATCAGTGCTGACATATGATCTGACAGAAACTCCAGCAGTCTTTCGCCTGATAGATCATCGTTTTCGATCTTGTGGTTTCTGACAGCGTTTTCTTCTGCTGTGTAGTTAATGCTGTTGGCGGTCTGATAACTTATGCCATAGGGTGGATCTTCCCAGATTAGGTTAATGTGATCATTCTGCATGACATCACTTATGTCACTTGCGCTGGTGCTGTCCCCACACTTGATTCTGTGTTCTCCCAGGATCCATACATCACCTTGTTGTGATCTGAATAGATCTGTGGGCTTATCCAGGGGTTCTGGTTCGTCTGGCGTTCTGAATAACTTATTGATTTCTGATTCTGTGAATCCTGATTGCTCTGATAGTTCAGTGATGGTGTTGTCACTGAGTATGTCTGCCATCTCTGTTATGAGTAGATCTTCGTCCCAGAGGCTGTTTTCAGCACTTCTGTTATCCATGATGCGATATGCTCGGGCTTGTTCAGGGGTAAGATCGTCTGCCCATAATACTGGCACCGTGCTTAATCCAAGTTTTCTGCTTGCCTGATATCTGGTATGACCCACTATGATTTCGCCTTGAGAGTCTACTACTATGGGTTGTTGAAACCCATATAACTCTATGCTCTTACACACTGTGTCTATGGCTTTGGCGTTTTTTCTGGGGTTGTTATCGTAGGGTTTGATATCAGTGATGGGTGTATCTTTGATGTTCATTTATTCTCCACGGAGTATGTCAGGTATTTGTCGCTCCTGTTAGCGTAGTTTGTGAGTCTGTCTCAGGGTTGTCGTGGGCTGGTAAATCTGATCATAGAAGTATGTTACTTCTGATAGATCTGGATAGTCAGTCATTAAGAAGTGAATGAGTATCCTACGACCGGGTTTGCTATCGCCTCGATCAATCCAGTATCTTAACCAGTGTCGAGTATTGTGTCTGTTCTTTAATACTCGTTTTTGATTAGATACCTTATGCCAGGCTTGATCGCATAACTTATCCCAAGAGTTTGTCACAGATGTATTTAGCGATATTCACTTATTTCATGTGTATGACTGGTTATTTGGGTCACCGTGATGTTCTGCCAGGGTCTGAGCAAACTGTTCACGGTCAAACTTGTTCCATATCTTGGGTTTGGCATCAGCACTTATGATGTTGCCACGGACGACCTTCCATGTGGCTTCGATTATGGTAGTGATCTTCTGCTCATCGATCTCCAAGATGTGATACCAGTTATCCTGATTGTAGTAGTTGTCTACTATGTAGGTCTGCCAGATCTTCTGAGTGATGGGATCCAATAACTCCACTATCTGATACATATCCCCAGTATTGTTCTGACTCTGTCTGGGCATACTTATGCCTATCACAGCCAGTTTGGCTCTAAACGTTTTTGATGTTTTTCCAGTTTTTGACATTGCTCTGAGCCTCCGCTAGCTTGTATTCAGGTAATAAATCCTTTACTCTGAGTTTTCGATACTCTGGGGCTTGCCACCAGGTGTCATAGTCTTCGTGTTCGGGCATCAACCAGCCCCATACTTGTGGTCTGTGGACGCTTTTTAGATCACACACATCATATTTGGCTCTGCTTCGTCTGAATAGCCAGGGTATGTCAGATGTGTTGCCCAGGGCCTCCATCTTGGCTAATCGGGCTGTGAGTATGCTCTGTGGCACACGGCTCCAGAGTAGCATCTGATAGTTGGTTACCCCATAGAATATTTCCATTCTGCTGGGGTTCTTGACTCTTTGGTAAGGGTTACCGAAGTGATGAATACGCATACCAACTGCGTGTATGCTTATGCCATCGCGTTCTGCGATGTCACAAGGTCGTTCTCCCCAAGTTTCATAGAATGCTGTGTTCCTACGATGTCCGTATCCCATCAGATGTGCCTCCAAGCCAGATTTTTTAATATTCTACCACACATATCGCGCGATACATTATTCTGCTCAGCTATTGATTTAATAGTCACACCACCAGATTTGTATTTTTTTCTCATAGCAATAACTTGAGATTCAGTCAGTTTGGATGCTCCGTTATTACTACCCTGGGCATGCCGACCTCGGTCCATCATATCTTGGATGTTGTCAGCCTGAGTGCCAGTGAGCAGATGATCAGGATTAACACATCCAGGATTATCGCATTGATGTCTGACAACCTTATCTGTGATATCCTTACCGTGATGTTCAGCAATAAGTCTATGGCTTTTGTATGTTTTGTTATTGATTCTGAATGCGCCATATCCGGCACGGTCTTTACCAGCAGTCCATTCCCAACATCCTGTGTCAGGATCTTTATGAACCTTATCCATAAATCTTGATAACGCATTAGCGTCCATGTCTTGATACCTCCATATCTTTTATTTTATTTATCCGTATTATTGTATTTGGGGGTATTTTATGGGTAAGGTGGGGGGCCATGGCAGTGACCCCCCTGGACTGTCGACGGGACGATCGACTTATTTCAGTCCCGACTATTTACTCTTCTTTTTCTTCTTTTTG